AGGTATCAAAGGTTCTGTCACCAGCAACCTTGAAGATTCTTCCTCTGAACGGAACATCAATTGATGCTACGTTTGATGCAGGCAACTGAGCTGCCTTACAGAGAACAGAAAAACTATCTGAATCGTATCCAGTATCACCTGATCCAGGGAAAGACGTTAAGTCTACCTGGAATAGATTGGGGCGAGCACCGCCCCCAATCAGAGTAGATTTGATTTTCTCGATAGAGTGTGGCATTTGTTAATCCTCCTTTTGTTATTTAGATAATGCTATCAAACTCTGCCAACTACTTCTTCAAAGCTAACACCAGTGCGGGTAGCAACGAAGGTAAGTGTTACGTAGTTAATCGACTTAGCAGGCTTCAGGAAGATGTCTGCCCTAAACTCATTGTTATCGATGATGTCAGGAGTATTGTTCGTGCTATCACAAACAACCATGTATCCAAAGAGTCCTCTCTTCGCTTGGATGTCACGAAGATAAGGTTCAACGATGTTCTTAAAGTTAGCTCTGGTTAACTCATCGTTGAGTTCAAAGAGTTGAGCTTGTGCTGCTCTTTCCAGTGCTTGTTCAATGGTGAGGAACAAACGACGGACGTTGATTCTGTCGAATGCAGAAGCATATCCGAGTGCGGTCTTATCACCGAAGAGGAGTGTTCCGATGCCAGGTGTGGTGACGAAGGAGTTGATTCTTGCAGGATAGAGACGATCTCTTTGTGCTTTGTTGGGGTTATATGCCAGTTTAACGGCATTGTTGATAACACCACGTTGCTGTCCAGCAGGTGAGAACCAAGGATATGCAACGATTGCTGTGCGAGTCATGAGACCTGCAACGTCAGCATTCGTTGGGATATAACGGAACTCATTATTGAATCTGTCATACTGGTACTTGTATCCACTGTCAAATGTTGCATAAGACGAGGAGGACAGTGAACTGAAGTAGTTGATCAGATTTTCTGTCTGGGTATTTGTGTTAGTGATGTTAACCAGATTTCCTCTGTGAGGTCCAATGACTGCCATGCAGTCCTTTCTATCATTAGCAACAGAGATCAGATAGTTTGCTTTTGCTTGCGATTCTGCTTCAGTTGCACAACCAGGACCCATGATCAGATAATCAACTTCAATTTCATCTTTGTTGGAGAAGAGTCCGTATGAAGTGATCAAGTTGGAAAGTTCTGCCTTCATTCCATTGGTTGAGGAATAGTCAACTCCACCACCAAGGGTATAAGTTACAGCACCGATACCAGCAAACGTAACATCCTGAGCAGATTGTCCCCAGAGTCCATCTGCAGTTGTGACCTGAGTAAAGTCAGTGGAGAATCCAGTTGCTCTTGGAACTGTTCCGTGCTCTGCATCAGCTGCCTGAGAAAGGTTATAACCAGCATAGATGTTTTCAGAGAAGTCAGCAAGATAATCCTTGTAGAAGATTCTCTGAGGTGCATTTACATTAGAGATCGCATCTCCTGCTTTAGACAGGTTAATGTGCTTCTCAATGATATTGCCCTTGATTCCAGTGACGGTTCCTGCGTCATCAACAACGAGAACGTGAATACCATCATTCTTACCGTTTCTATCGGTTACATAAACGTTAGAAACAGGTCTTGGTGCAATTGCTTTCCAGAAAGTAGTTGCGTTGGTCAGACCCAGAGTTTGCTGCTCATACCAGTCAATTGCACTTGTAGGAGTATAAGTAGTATTACTAGGATTAGAACCTGTGCTGTTAACACCAGAGTTATTGACGAAGTTTAATGCAACAGACGTTCCGAATGCTCTTGTGTTAGAACCTTCTTGATAAGTAATAGCAGTTTCTGTAGATCCACCACCAACGGTTTCAACACGAGAAACAACCTTAATGTCAACTGTACTACTGCCTCCAGTAACATCCGTTGACATTCCAACAACAATGCCTTTCAGGAATCCGGTGAATCCAGAAGTAGATCCACTTCCAGGAATAACTGCGTTGTCAAGTGATGCGGTTACACCGAATCCGATTGTTACACCAGCATCAGCAAGACCAGTTGTCGCAATACCAACTCTTTGATCAGCAAAGTCGTCGATTGTGCAAACCTTCAGTCCGTTACCCCAGGTTCCAGGGTTCTTAGCAGCATATGTAAAGCTATTGTCTGAAGTATGGAAACCAACGTAGTCGTCGTAGTTGGTAATCTTCAGTGAAGTTGTTGAACCAATACCAACACCTGCGTTTGCATTGTTGAGTTGGGTATCATCAGTTCTAACAACCTTCAGAACTCCTCCATAAGAAAGGAAAGATGATGCACTCATCCAGTACTCGTACTGTGAGTCAGTTGACAGGGGCTTACCGAACGTATCGATAAGTTCTTGCTCTGTAGAAATATCAATTGGGTCGTCAATTGGTCCGATCTTAAAAGGTCCAGCGATCGCACCAATGTTGTCTAGTACATTATCAGCTCTTCCTACTGTTAAGTCAACCTCCCTGACTAATACGCCTGGAGATAATTGAGGAGTCGCCATGTTTTTGTTCTCCGAAGTCTCAGTTTATCTGAAAATATTTATTAAAAAATGTAGTTTCACAGGGGAAACACGACGTGAACTACCAATCTGGATATTCCCACCGATTATCGCAAGTTTTATTCTTCATTATCCTTTTGATTGTACACTCTTTACATTCATAAGAGTATGAAGATGCAACTGGTCCTCGGTCTTTTCTAGTCCTATAAAACTCTTCAACTAGATTTTTTGCTTCACCACAAACTCTACACTTTCTATCTTGCAATAAAAGGTGTCCTAGTTTAATCTGACCATCTAAATCCATTAACGATATTCCCACATATAAGATCTATCACCATATTCTGCTGTTGTCCATCTATCTCCCTCACTATCAACAAAACTATCATCACCTAGACCATCATTTAAGAAACCAAATGGTGCCATATCCTGTTCAATCTGGTTCTTTTGCTCTTCGTATAATCTCTTACGAACATCTTGATCAGTCAATTCTTTAAAGTAGTCCATCTGGACTAACCAAGCATAGATGACGAGACACATTGCCAGGTCATCATTACAACCTTCTTCTGCTTCAAATGAGTTGTGTTTTGAGATGAAGGTTGTCAGTTCTGAAATAATCTCATAATCATTGAAAATAAGTTTATCTTCTTCGATCAAAGTCTTGAGATTAAGTGATCCAACCTTCTTGACAGTCTTTGACATCTTAACACCAAGTTGAGTCTTCTTACCAGAGAAACCTTGTCCGACAATCTGTCCTGCTCTGCCTCGCATGGAACACATCAATAAGTTCTGATATTCCAGATCATACTGAAGAATACTTGCAACCTGGTCTCCAATATCATTTACCTCACATAAGATGAATGCACTATTATAATTCTTTGCTACCTCATATATGATGTTTGGGAACAACATCGGTTTAATATCATTGTTTCTATATTTTGCGACAACTCTATGAGGAAACTCCGTAATATCTACACAGACGAATGCTGAGTAGTCTTCTCCAACTCCTCTAGCAACGTCAACAGTCATCACATAATCATGATTGTCTTTTGGTGGTTCATATACATCTAATCCTGCATTTCTCTGCATTGGATTATCATACACCATTGTCCTTAACTTACTAGGAGCAATCAGCGTATCAACAGAACCTAAGAACTCACACTCAAACTCAACCTTAAATTGTTGTTCAGATGTGTTTGCAATCGTTTGTTCTTTCCAAACATCATCCCTACCAGGAACTTCTGACCAGTGAACATCTGTTGGAATATATTCATTCTTTCCTCTCTCCGCATCATGCCACATACGGTAGAAATGATTCATACCGTGTGGTGTAGATACAACGATTACTTTGGTGTTTTTACCAGAAGTAATAGTAGGATAAACAGATGCAAAGAACGAGTCAGCAACATGATTCGGGACGAATGCGAACTCGTCGAGAAAGAGGATGTTGAACGACATACCTCGGACAGCACTCGCAGACGTAGAAGCTGCCAATATCTTACTGCCATTTTCTAACTCCAATGATCCTTTGTTCCATGATATGATACCTTGCTGCATCCACCTTGGAAGGTTCTCGTATGCAGTCTGTAACCTTCCAAGAAGTTCTCTTGCGGTTGCTGCTTTGTTTGCCAGAATACCAATGTTTACACTGTCATTAAACACAGCATAATGCAAAAGGTAAGATACGACTGTAGTCGATTTACCAGTCTGTCGTGGCATTTTACAGATATTAAATCTGTTATCATGGAAGTTGTTAATTAACTTCTCTTGAAAATGATACGGATGAAACTGTGTAAGTCCCTCATCCAGAGAGACAATCTTAATGTAATTGTTAGCAAAATAAACAGGATCTTGTTTACACTTCATGAATTCACGAATATTATCTTCCGTGAATTCAATAGAAGTATTTGCTTTTTTTAGATTAGGATTACCAAGATATACTTCACTCATAAATTAAACTCAGCAGTTCCAGGCTCTTAGTGACTTATTGATTCTGCTATCTGGATCGTTAGCAGTTTTAGAAGAGGTGAGTTTCTTTTTCATTCCCTTCATTCTAGCGCAGAATGACGCTCTACGGGGATTTCCAACCTTCTTGCTTGGTGCCTTAAGGTCGCTTCCAGGATTTTCTCTTTCGTAAGATTTACGTCCCTTCTCGTTAAGTCCTCCCTCTTTATTTTTTCCTGCCTTCTTTGTCCATGCTGCGCCTTCTGCGTAGAGGACTGGTTGTCCAGGTTCATACTCGGATACGTTAAACGTTAATAGTTTCGCACCGGGATAAACTTTATCAATCTGATCTTGAACATCAGATCTAGTTGGTAATGATACTTGAGGGAAGAACATCTTCAGCATGATAGTCTGACTTCTAAATCTGAAGACAGCATTTACCAAGTTACCAGTTTTTGCTGGCATTCTAACTGCTTCCTTAACCATGTCAGGACATGCTTTCTTACCATGTACTGGACACTCTTCACCTTGATGGTTGTGCATACAACCTTTCTTTTCATCAATCTGTTCAACTTCTTCTTTGGGAACACAGTTAGGAACCATACGGTTTCCTTTTTTCTTCATACCCACTTGCTTATGTGTATCCCAACAAGGATCACCATCACCCTCTTTTACACTTTCAACTTCTTCTTTTTTGACACAGTTTGGATATCTCTTTCCAAACATAGTCTTCATGCCTTTTTTCTCAT